TGATTGATAAAGAAGTTTCAAGAAGAGCTAAAGAAAGAGGTATGACACAGGAAGCATACTTAAATAAAATAATGAAAGATATGAAAGATAATGGAGGAAAAAATGGCAGAAAAAAGTAGTTGTAGTGTCTGTAATGGGAATCACTATGTTGCTAAGGTAAAAGTAGTTAATGAGCCAACTCTTTACTTGTATTCCGATGAAAATAACTATATTAACTGTCCTATATGCATCAAACCAGATGCCACGAACACGGACAACGGACCAGGGACAAACTCAAAATGATAGGAGGCAGCTTCATCAATGAGTTACCATCATCGATCTTCCAAGGAACTGTCTCCTGTCAAAAACAGGAGCGATGTATACAGAGTACGAATCTACACCAGCGGAACCAGAATCTCGACTGTGGAAAGCAGTTTTGTGGAGAGCATTTGACGATCTATTCTACAGAGGTTTGGAACATACCCTCATCGTTGCAAAGAGTGAATCTAGAAAATGGTTTCTTGGGGGTAGTTGGGACTTCCAACACGTTTGCCTCTTCGCAGACTACGATCCTCAATATGTTTTCGACAAATTCTATGAAATCAAAAGCAGGAGAGAGTACGAGTTTACTCAACCACAAATCACATATCTTAAACAAAGGCAAAAATATTTAAATGACAATAGAAGGCGACAGCAGCGATTATGATTTATTATCTGCACACGCAGAACAATTAGCAAAACGATTTAAAGGTAAAGTAATGCTGACAGCAGAAGTTGGTGTTAGAAAAGGACTGGGTTCAAAATTAATTATGAACTATATCCGACCAAATTACTCAGGATTACATTTTCATGTGGGCATAGATCCATATGGTGACTTGGTTTATCATCATTATGATAAAAGTAAAAAACCAGAAAAGGGTGACTATGATGAAAATATGTTAATGGAATTTAAAAAAGATTTTGCAGAGGAACCAAGATTTCAATTGTATCAACTTACTGATTTTTCATTTATGGAAAAATATTATTATGGTTGTGAGTTTTATTATGACAACAAACATTATGTTCTTAATGACTATGCACTAGTCCACATTGATGGTCCACACAAAACTACAGATGTAATACGAGAAGCTGTGTTTTTTGCAGAGAGATCTGCACCGGGAGCCGTATTTATTTTTGACGATTGGAAAAAGTTTGATGCACCAGTTGTCAGAAGTGTGATGCAATCTTATGGATTTAAGTTTGTATCAAATGGACAATTTAAAATGGTAATGGAGAAAAATGGCTGAGTGGAAAGAAATAACAAAAGATGAATTTGATGCTCCTGCCGATTCCCCTATTCATAAAGTAAGAGAGCTTGAACAGCAGATAAAAGAGCTTGAGGCAGAGATTGAGCTATTAAAAAAGAACCAATCTATTGAAAAAGAACAGTTTCAAGCAGATCTTTTAATAAAGGACCAAGAAATTGGTAGACTTATGAATAAAATTAAGTAAATATCAAACTGTTTTTTTCATAGTTTTTTGGAAAAAGCTCCTTTCGGCTTGGGGTAGTTTTATATCAATTTTCTACCCCTTGCCAAATTGTTAGTTATAATGTAAATACAAAGTGGAGCACCGGTTCCACCACACCACACCGGTGTTCCTCTCATGTTTTAGTTTTGATCCTTTTTTTCACGTGAAACTTGTATGTGTAAAACTTTTCTGTCCTTATATAGATACTTTGAAGTATGAGTACCTTTAAAACAACTTTACCCTCAATAGTACACAGAAACACAGAAAAAGAACTATTAAGCACTAATACCAACAACTATTCTTTCATGGTACTACACAGAAAGTACACAGAATTTCATACTACTAAAGGGCTGGTGACCTAAACTTGATTATGATATATATTTAGTTTAGATAATCTATATAGGAGTCAAAAAGTGAGCAGAGCTGGTTTAACAATACCCAATAACAAAAAAACGCATTTGCATCTAACACCTAAGCAAAGAACTTTTGCCGAAGTCTATGTTGCAAACTATCCAAACATCACAAAAAAAGAAGCTGCAAAGCAAGCTGGTTACTCTGGACCAACTTGTGAAAAGTGGGGATCTTTGTTAACTAATCCAGAAAAATATCCTCATGTGGTATCTTTTATCGAAGAGATGAGGGAAAAAGGTGTTGCTCATTTTAAAGATTTTCTAAGACACCTTAAAAGATTAGATAGTTTATCTAAAAAAGCAGAGGACAAAGGTCAAATGGCGGCTGCAATTAATTCTGAATTTAGACTTGGCCAGGCAGCAGGTTTTTATATTGATAGAAAAGAAATTAAAACACAAAATTTATCAGCAATGAATAAAGAAGATTTAATTAAATCAATAAAGGAACTTGGGGATGAGCTTGGAGAAACAAAAGTTATCGAGATTTCAGCAGAAGCTGAAGTCGTTGAAGACGAAGGCGCAGCAGACAAATAGGTTTAGCGATTTTCTAGCTGTACTTAATTTTATAAATAATCATTCGTACATCAGTACGCATATTGGAGAAGTTACAGTTGAGACAGAAAAAAATTAAAATTGGATACGATAGGGTCGATATTAAATTCATTGATTTTAAAGACAAGTCAATGATGGGTGAGTATGACTCTGCAACTAAAACAATAAAAATTAAAAAAAATTTAGAGCCAGTAGAAAAAGGAAACACTTTGTTTCATGAAATTATGCATGCTGCTTTAGATTTTTCCGGTATGTCAGGTGAAGGTGGTCCACTTGATAATGAAAAAAAAGAAGAGCTTACAGTAAATGTTTTGACAAATGCTTTCGTGCAAGTTATCAAAGATAATAAGTGGTTCTTACCTTATCTAGAACTACTTATAAATGGAGATATGAATGGCAAAAGGACCAGAGGCAAAGTTATGGCAAGACGTAAAAAAGGGATTAAAAAACGTACATTTAACAAGAATAGAAAATAGAGTTGGTGTTGGTACACCTGATGTAAATGGGTGTGTTGATGGTAAAGATTTTTGGTTAGAACTTAAGGTAATTAAAGGAAACTGCTTACGGCTGTCTAAGTTTCAAAAAGCCTGGATTTACGAGAGACTTCGAGTTGGTGGAAATGTTTTTGTGTTGGCCCGACCCCTCAAGGGTTCGGTCTTAAAGGTTTTTGATTGTCGTAGCGTTGTCCGCGGTTCTGGAATCCCGTTTCCCGTTGTAGAACTCCATCCTCCATACGATTGGAATAAACTATTGACCATCCTACGCGGGCCCGGCAGAGACGCTGGTGATCCCTGATTACTATATCCCGTAATCCCGTTCCCGTTGGTACACAACATGATGTGGTTTTTTAATATTAACCTGAAGCTGGTTTCGCGGGCGCCGGCACTTCTTCTGGAGATGAGCTTTCTTGTACCATTACTACCATTATTACCATTTCTAGTTCCCGTTCCCGTTTGCTACACAATAAGTGGTTGGTCTTGGGTATATAATTAAAGCATCAGGAGCGTGGATGGCCAGGCAGCAGGTGCTGCAAAAAAAGTTCTTGACTTAAGGTAAGGGAGGTCCTATATGTATACACGGTAGCTCATTAATAAAATCATACATTCACATGTGTGGCTCCTGTTTCTTAGTGGGCTGCCTAAATAAGGTTAGTAGGAAATAGGAAAAGTCCTATGCGAAATGCTAGCACTTTCCTACTGATCCCTGATCTATTGTGGGCGTTCTAGCTAGCGATTAGTCCAACGATAGATCTGGGATCAGAGATCAGATGGCTAGTGTGCGAGAGGACCCTAGTCCAGTCGGTAACACCGACACGATCTTTGGTCCATAAAAAAGAAAGGAAAACAATGGAACTATTCACAACAACAGAAGTAAATGATTATTTTAATAAAACTGCACAAACAAAAAGAGACAAAAATCAGTTAGCTTTATCTGAACTGGAGGCAATTGATTTTATAGTTCAATTATTAAATAGCGAACACGATGTAAAGAGCGATGTCGCAAATTTAAAAAAATTAATTAGAAAATAACAAGAAAGATCCCGTTATCCCGTTTTATGTTACAAGCATTTTTATTATTTGGTTTATTAGGGTGCCTCACCAGTTCCCGGGCCCGCGGGATTATCGTGTACGCACTAACCTGTCTTTTATTTTATTTTTTTCATTGACTTATCCTAATGGGAGATTATATTAAGAGATGAAAGGAGTCATATATGGATGACAAAAAACTAGAAGAACTTAAACAAAGGTTCATGCAAGAATTTCCTGTAGAAATGATTGCAACACAAGGAAAACCAGATCATCAATTTACTTTTCATAATCTAGATCACATGCATAGTTATTCTTGCTATACTGCAAGGCATTGCTTTAATCATTTTAGAAGTACAGACAAATCTGGGATACCAGCACTCTTCTTGATACCTTATTCAAAATCTTTGGTTACTAATCGTGGTAAGCAATTGATAGAGATGGGTCGTAAAGGTGGAGTTTTACTGGAAGAAGGAAAAGAATATGATCGACAAGTTATTACTGTCGCTTGTAACTTTGGTGGTAATCTATCAAAAGACATGGCATGTAGTATCATTGGGGGTATGTTGCATGATTTTAGCGCAACATTCTATTCTTTTATATCTGAAGCTTGGATGGTGAAAGCTGGGAAAGATAGTATTCCTCTTGAGGAAACACCTATGCCTTCGGTACATCCAGATAAAAAAGAAATCTTGATGATTAATACTTGTAGCGAGGTTGCTCAAATCATGACGCATATTGATATCGTCGATAATAAGCTGGGCAAACCAGAACGACAAGACTCTGATTTAAAAACAGGTCATGGTCGGTTCTCTAATCTATTTAGAGAAGTACGCGCCCAATCACGAGATCAATCCATAAATTAAATAAAATCCCGTTCCCGTTGTAATCGCAATCGGGGACGGATACCACAAGATATAGTACCCAGATCTCGCGGGCGCCCGCGAATTGATCGTAGTTCCCGTTTCAAAAGTCAAGCAAATTCAAGGTTTTTTGGTGTGTTCTACCACTGGCTACTGGTCGGATGCCCAGGCACAAGGGGTGTAGTTCCCGTTTTCTCGTAAAAAAGCCCAAGAAATGTGAGGTTTTTAAGAAAGAGCTGGATTCTCTTCCCAGCAGTCTTCAGGAGATGAATGATATGAATAAAAAAATTTTTGATTTATTTCATATCTTATCTTGACTTATCTAATCTCATGACTATATTATTATATGAAAGGAGAAAAAAACTATGTCAAATAATCAAATTATAGAATTGCAAAGTATGATAAGTACAGCAGATTCTAATAATGAGATTGTTGAGAAATTGAAAGACTACATTACTAAAAA